TCATGCAGCGATTTATCTGGGTGATCAACAGGTCTTGCATCATGTGCAGGGCAGGTTGTCTAGCCGTGATGTCTATGGCGGTTACTATGGGAAGAGCACTGCCTGCGCCTTGAGGCATGAAAGTCGTTAAGGTCTACGGCGCTTTGCGTAAACGGCTTGGTCAATGCCGATTTGAGTTTGATGTAACGACACCAGCGCAGGCGATCAAGGCATTGTGCGTGAATTTTCCAGGGCTAGAGAAGTGGCTGATTGATAGCGAAAAAGACGGAGTTGGTTATCGCGTAACAGTCAGCAAAGAAAAAATAACTGAAGAAGATATAGCTCCTTTGTTTATGCCTTTTAGTGACCGTGAGGTGTTTAGCATTACGCCTGTGGTCGCTGGTGCGGGGCGTGGAACGGGAACAATCCTTGCGGGTGTCGGCCTTGTCGCTCTTGCAATTGTGACGCAAGGTGCTTCTCTGTCTTTTTCAATTGGAGGATTTGCTCCTGCAAGCGGGACATTTGCTTCAGCTGCGTTTGGAACAAAGCTTGCGATTGTGGCCGGTAACGTCGGCGTTGCTTTAACTCTGTTTGGCATTGCTCAAGCAATTTCACCGCAACCGGGGCTAAACAGCACGCTTGATGAGTCAGTGCAGCTGGAGTCGTTTACGTTCTCCAACGTCGTCAACACCAGTCGTCAGGGAATGCCCTGCCCAATAGCCTATGGGCGGGTGTTCGTTGGATCAGCAGTGCTGTCCAGCGGTCTTGACGTTGATCAGGTGCAGGCATGACACAGACCAAATACGTTGTTGGCGCTGGTGGTGGCGGTGGCGGCAAAGGCGGCGGTGGTGGCAGCAGAAGCACGCCAACCGAGGCGGACGATACGCTCCAATCAACACAGTTTGCCAACGTTCTTGACCTAATCAGTGAAGGCGAGATTGGCGGTCTTGATGACGGCAACAAGAGCATCTTTTTAGATGAAACGCCTGTTCAGGCGGCTGATGGCAGCAATAATTTTGAAGGGTTCACGGTTGTTACAAGGGTCGGAACGCAGGCACAGACTCACCTGCCTGGACCATTTAATGCAACAGAACGGGAGACGGGAGTCAATGTTGAAGTTACAAACAGTGCTTCTGTAACTCGTCAAATTACAGACACAGACGTTGATCGTTTGCGTGTCACGCTCACGATTCCAACGTTGCAAATCGTTGAAGATGACGGGGACATTATTGGTCACAGCGTTCGTATCAAGATTCAGATTCAGTACAACGGTGGCGGGTATAACGACGTTATTGACGACACGATCAGCGGCAAAAGCAGCAACCGTTATCAGAGAGATTATCTGGTCAACCTGACTGGCAGCTTCCCTGTTGATGTGCGAATGGTGCGTGTCAGTGCTGATGAAACAAGCACGAGACGAGGTAGCACCACAATTTTCCAGAGCTTTACCGAGATCATTGACGATAAGTTTCGCTATCCCAACTCAGCATTGGTTGGCCTGCGGTTCGACTCACGTCAGTTCAACAGTATTCCAACCCGCAAATATCTGATTCGCGGAATCAAGGTCAAGATTCCAAGCAATGCGACGGTAGACACTGAAACGCATCTAGGGCGTTTGACGTATTCCGGGGTCTGGGACGGAACTTTTCAGGCTGCAACTTGGTGTAATGACCCCGCTTGGTGTCTATATGACCTTTTGATTTCGACTAGGTATGGGGCAGGTGTGCCTGAATCAACGCTCGACAAGTACGACTTCTTTGCTGTTAGCCAGTATTGCAACGAGCTTGTTGACAATGGAGCGGGCGATGTAGAGCCGCGCTTCAGCCTCAACATGCTGATCAACAGCAGGGATGAGGTTTACAACGTCATTCAGCAGATGACTGCCATTTTCCGTGGCATTGCGTATTACGGCGCTGGAACGTTGCAGCTACTGCAAGACAAGCCGTCTGACCCGCAGTATTTGCTGGGACCAAGCAACGTTGTTGACGGTATTTTTGAGTATCAGGGCACGTCTCAAAAAGCGCGCCACACCGTTGCTGTTGTGGCTTGGCAGTCATATGACACCCGTGGCGACATTGAATATGAATACGTTGAAGACCATGATGCGGTTGCCAAATACGGGATTATCAAAAAGGACATCAAGGCCATTGGTTGTTACAGCCAAGGCCAAGCGCATCGCATCGGTAAGTGGACACTGCTCTCCGAGCAGAACCTAACTGAAACCGTTCAGTTTAGTGTTGCCATTGAAAGCGGCATCATCCTGCGTCCTGGCATGGTCGTTGATATTGCTGATCCTGTTCGTGCTGGTGTGCGTCGTTCCGGTCGAATCAAACGTTCATCCACAACAAGAATTGCAACCGACAGTGCAGATGATCTGGTGACTTCACTGGCAGCGGCCAACAACCCGAAACTGTCAGTGATTTTGCCTAGCGGGATTGTTGAGCAAAGAAGTATTCCTGTTGGTGGTATTACCTTTGCAGGCGGGGAAGAAACTGTTTCTGCTGGTCAATTTGAGGTTGAGGATGGGGACGACCTGTTGCTTGAGGATGGCAACAAATACATCCTGCAGGGTGACACCATAATTGATGGTGTAGATATTGACGTAACGCCTGCATTTAGCGAAGTACCTGCTGTTGGATCGGTATTTCTATTTCAGAACGACGAGATCCAGTCCCAACAGTTCCGCGTTGTATCTGTCGCTGAGGCGGAAGATGGAATCTATGGCGTTAGTGCTGTTGCATATAACAGCACGATTTATGACGCGGTTGAATCTGACAATGAGCTGACCAATCGCGACATCAGCAACCTGTCGTTGATCCCCAACGCAGTTGACAGCATCAGCCTTGAAGAATTCTTGTATGAAGAAGGCAGCAGCGTGCATGTTGGTGCGTCAGTTAGTTGGAATCATGATCGCGTCAATGTCAATGAGTTCCGCGTCCAGTACCGGATTGATAATGATAACTGGCAGGCTGTAGAAACATCTTCACCTTCAGTGACCCTGCGAACTTTGCGTGCAGGGCGCTTATATGTTCAGATCCAGGCCAAAAACTCTCTGGGCAAAGGTAGTCAAATCACGGCTGCAAATTTCCAGCTGGAAGGCAAAACTGCTGCACCGGGCAATGTGGCTGGCTTCAGCATGATTCCGGTCAACGGTCAGGCGCGTTTAACTTGGACGCAAGCCACTGATTTGGATGTTCGCGTTGGCGGTTATGTCCGTCTGCGTCATTCGCCTGATTTAAGCGGCGTTACATGGCCCAATTCAACCAGCATCTCCGAACAGATTGCAGGCTCTGCAACTGAAGCGTATGCGGACCTGAAGCCTGGAACGTATAGCGCGAAATTTGTTGATTCTGGTGGGCGCGAAAGCCTTACTGCTGCGCTGGTTGAATTTACAAAACCAGATCTTGACAGTGTTGAGGTTGTTGGTGCGTTGGGTTCTACAGAAGACCCATCATTTACAGGCACCAAAACTAATTTGGTTGTTGACACTGTTGCGAATGAACTAGAGCTGGGAGAAACAGGCAGCGAGCTTAAAGCTGCTGGTGATTTTGATCTTGAAGATGGTAATGCTTTGCTGTTTGAGGACGACAACAACTATCAACTGCAGGGAGACAACGCGCTGCATGAGTCTGGAACGTATGTCTTTAACAGCGGCAACACGTTTACGTTGAGCGATGTGTTCAGTCTTAGCCTGGAAAGCACACTTCGGGCTCGCGCTTTCTTCCCGTATGGAGAACGCATCGACGATGAGCCTGACTTTGACGAGATCACTGACTTTGACGGCACCGCTCCAAACACTTGTGACGTTGAGCTGTATATCCGCACTACGCAGGACGATCCAGCAGGTTCTCCAACGTTTACAAGTTGGCGTCGATTCAACAATGCACAGTTCAAGGCTCGTGGCTATCAGGTCAAGGCAGAGTTCAGCACTGGTGGCCCGCAGGAGCAAATTGCTGTTGACCAGCTGCGCGTTCAAGCGCAAATGCCGAGGCGATCAGTGACTGGATCGGTGACGACCAGCGCCAGCGCAGATGTGTCGGTGACCTACGGCACTGGCAATAAGTTCTATGTGACGCCTTCTGTCGGCATCGTTTTTACGGCCAACGCAACAGGTGACTATTACGTCATCAGCAACTCGACGGCTACCGGATTTGATGTGTCGGTCTACAATTCCAGTGATACCCGGCTCGCCAAAACGGTGAACTGGACTGCCACTGGCTACGGGATTGGCTGATGTCCTTTGTAAACGAGACAAAATCAACGCCGATCCAAAATGACACTGGAGCAAACGTCCGTTCGGACATCAACTCCAACATGGCTGCGATTTACAGCCTGAATGCGAGTTCGTCCGAGCCTAGTGCTGATAATTCTGTTGCCCGGATGATTTGGGCAGATGAAACCAATAACGAACTGAAGATCAGGAACAGCACCAATACATCGTTTATTACTATTGGTTCTCTTAATGAGACCAATCTTGGACTAGCGACAAAAGCCAGCCCTACGTTTACCGGCAACGTCGGCGTGCCCGCTGGAACGGTTAGCAGTTTGCCAATCCGGCGATCTGACGACACCAACACTGGTATTTACTTCAGCGCAGCTGACACGCTGGACATTGCAACGGGTGGAACGCGCCGTGCTCACTTTGACACTAATGGCATCACGATCCGTGATCGCAAAGCACTAAGGCTGCGGGATACGAGCAACAGCAACTTCGTTGCACTTCGCGCTCCAGACAACGCAGCAAGCGACATCACGCTGACCTTGCCTAGCAGTGATGGCAACGCCAATGATGTGTTGCAATCAGACGGCAGCGGCAATCTAAGTTTTACTGCCTTGCCGCAGGCGGTGCCGTCTGGAACGGTCCACCTGTTTGCGACGACTACTGCACCAACGGGTTACTTGGAGTGCGACGGCTCAGCAGTCAGCAGGACAACTTACGCTGACCTGTTCGCGATCATTGGTACGACCTGGGGCGCAGGCAACGGAAGCAGCACGTTCAACCTTCCAGATCTGCGTGGTGAGTTTGTTCGTGGCTGGGACAACGGCAAAGGCACTGACTCAAGCCGTAGTTTTGCAAGCTCGCAGACGGACTCCAATAAGGAGCACAACCACACTGCAACAGTTACCACAACAATCAGTCCAGCGGATCACAACCACGTTTTCCCTGGTGACGATCAGCTGTCCTTTACAGCTGACGGACGCGGCGGGTGGACTAACAGGACGACCGGTTCGTTTAGTTATGACGCTGATAGCTCAACCAGCGGTAACGGCAAGATTTATCGCACCAGCGATGCCACGCTTTCAGCCAGCAGTTCCGTATCCATTGCCAACGATGGTGGCAGTGAGGCCAGACCGCGTAACATAGCAATGATGTACGTCATCAAAACGTAAGCCATGGCCG